TCTGCTTGTCTTCGAACACCCGGCGGATCTGCACCGAGATCTCGTCGACGGTGCCGCTCTCGGTGTAGGCGAACACGCCTTGCGGCCACGACAGGAAGAACACGGCGGCTTCGTTGCGGCACACCAACTGTTGGTTGAGGCAGCCGACGGTGCGAGAGATGTTGTTCAGCGTCCAGGTGTCGGAGTCGTAGCCGAACAGCGCCCACACCGAGTCCGGTTTGAAGATGATGAGCCGGTCGGAGAACGAGATGAGGCCGGTGATCCGTTGGCCGCCTTCGGAGATGTCGATGTAGTCGTCTTTGGCCCAGCGTCGCGGGTTGTTCGGATGCGACCAGCGGAGGCGGCCCGGATGGGCGACCCCGTCTTCGACGGTGTACGCCATGAACATGTAGCCCTGATGCTGGGCGATCATGCTGGCGATCGGGGCGGTGTCGGTGGCGCCCGGCGCCGTGTAGTCGTTCTGCCAGTTGGCGGCGCTGGACTCTGTCAGAGCGGTGGCGGTGTAGCCGTCGGTGACGCCCGTCCCGGAGGTGCCCCGCACGAACCAGGCGTCGTTGTCCCACGAGGCGAAGTCGGCCCCGTGAGGCCCGGCAGTGCAGTCCGCGGCTGTCGGGTTGACCCACGTCGAGTTCGGGTCGGTGCGCGTATACAGCCGACCGTCATTGACGACGAGCATGACGTTGATGCCGTCGGAACGTGAATGCAGGTACGCGTTGCGTGGGTTCCAGACGCCGCCCATCGGCGAGAACAAAGGCCCGCTGGTCCACTTCACGTCCCATTTGCGGTTCCGCGGGTCGATGTACGGGGTCAGTCCCCGGTAGTCCTCGCCGTCGAAGCGCCACACGACGGTCCCAGCGTTGGGGTCGAGCCCGGTACGCAGCTCGACCGAGTAGATGCGACCCTGGAAATCCATCCCGGGTGCCTGGGAACCGATCACCACAGGCGCCGGGCTGCCGCTGGTGTCGTGTGGATGGACGGTGGCCCCGACGTCAACCATGCCAGGAGTGTTCGGAACCCAGGTTGGGGAGGTGCCATCCCAGTTGCGCATCAGCGTGCGGCCCGTGCCGTTGTCGAGCATCACGGAGGTCGCCAACCGTTGGTCAACGGTGCTGGGACCCGGGGTCTGGTTGAGGAAGTAGCCCGCGGACCCCGCCGACGTGCCGGACGGTGTGACCGTCAACCCGATGGAACCAGTCGTTTGCCGCTCCAGCACCCAGGAGAACTCGCCTGGGTGCTGGGTTGACCACACCGAGCAGATGCATTGCCCCACGGCACCTGTGGTTGGTCCGCGCAACGTGTACACGAACGTGAACTCGTTGGGGAGCGGAGCGACGTAATGCGAGAAGACGTAGCCGTATTGGGCGTAGAGGTACTGGCGCCCGATGGGGACCACCGGGTAGTTGGGCTGCTTCGGCGTGGAGACCGCCTTCCAGCCTTTGCGGGTGTTCAACCCGCCGCGGGGGTCGACCTCCAAGTTGAGCAGTTCCGGTAGCTCGTTCTCTTGCAGCTGGTACGACTCGGGCCGGAGGTTGACGCCTCCGGTCCAGTCGGTCAGATTCAAGGGCTTGAGACGATTCGGCATGACGGCCTTACGGCGTGCCGCCGATGATGGTGCCGTCATCCACGGCACCGCCACCGCTTGGTGGTGCGATCACGATCTGGGCCGGACCTCCCGGCCCTGATGGCACCAGCGGGTAATGCATGTAGGCGACCTGGCGTGGTGTCACCGGCCCGGGCCGCATGATGGCGTCACGGGCCTGCCCGGATGACTCCTTGAACCGGTTCAGGTAGGTGATCTCCAGCACTTCGTCTTCCTGCTGGGCGTAGCCCAACGAGCAGGCATACCAGCAGATCGGGATGTGGAGGCGTCGGTCGCAGTCGCATTCGCTGCTGGCACCCGCCTCCATCCAGGTGTCACCGTTGCGGTACCCGATGGCCGTCATCGTGGCGGCCGCACCGGGAGGCGGGGTGAGGAACAGGTTGCGGTAGACACGAGCCCACGACCGCGGGGTTCCGTTCGAGGTGAGCCCCGGCGGGTGCGACATCAGCGACAGGCGGGCCGGGATCTTGCGGAGCAAGTAGCCGTCGGCGCCGTACATCCACTCGATGAAGCTGGAGTCGACCGGCATCATCGCCCGCCCGTCGGCGGGCACGTCGATCGTCCAACGGTGTTCGAAGAACGGCCAGCGTTGCTCCAAGTTGAGCGCCCGGTCGTAACCCTCTTGGATGTAGGCGTCGAGCAGGGTGTCGGGGAGGTCGGTGTCGTCAAGGTCCAGTTGGGTGCGGACCAGGTCCCGCATCGACTGGAGGTTCACCGCTTGAACACTCCGGCGTGGGCGGCGCAGAGATCGGAGCCATTGATCCGCCAGCCCATGCAGGTGTCATCTTTGGCGGTGCACCGTTTGGTGCGATCGGTGGGCGCAGGTTCGGCGTCAGCCGCTTCGGCTGTGACGCGGTTCGCGTACAGGTCACCGATGTACGGGACGCCTGACCCTTCGGGTGCCACTTGCACGGCGCCCATCGACGAGTGGGCGGTGTGGACGTGGGTGACGTGTGTGTCCGGTTCGCCGTTGACGGTGTGGGCGAGCACCACGCCATCGGGCAGCTGTCCAGGCTCGTGGTACTGGGTGGCCATCGTTTGATGGCCGCTTTGTCCCCCGGTGACGGGCGGGGCGCCCGATTCGAGATGGCAGTATCGAACCGGTGGGCACCCCACCCGCCAACGGTCTTGGGGGGATCTTGACCTACGGGACCGGGGCGACCGGGATGCCGGTCACCACGAAGTGGCGGGCACGGTTGTTCACCGTGAGGTTGCCGTAGGTGGTGATGATCGAGTACCGGGCGTCGACCGTGGTGGCGTTCCCACCCGCAGCTGCGCTGAGCCCATCCGAGAAGGGACTCTGCTTGAACCACCGCTGGGTGTGGCCGACGAGGGTGATGTACTTCGAGTTGAGTCCGTACGCCGTCCCTTGCGGGCAGTCCATGTCCCAGTAGATCGGGGCCTGCTTGAACATCAGCGACGTGAACCCGGCGTTGGCCGACTTGGTGTCCTGGTAGCGGATGTTCGGCGTCAGCTCGGCCTCGTACAGCTCGTAGTCCTTCTGGCTGGTGAAGATGCCGTCGATGACGTCGTTGCCGTTGGAGGACGAGTTGTAGGCGGTCCCGAGCAGGGCGCGGAGACCGCCGAGCTTCATGCCGGTACCGGACCCGGCGGTGGAACGCCAGAACTCGTTACCTGCGATGGTGCCGTCGATGCCACCAAGCGCCGCCCCTGTCCCCGACAGGAGGGCCGCCAGGCCCAGGAAGTCCTTGCCCGAGTTGCCGGTGCCGTTGCCGTACAACATCTTGTTGAGCTTCGACTTCATCGTCTCTTCGGCCTGCATGACCTTGGCCCGCAGCAGGTTGACGACCATCTCTTCGCCGTTGTTCTGGGCCTCTTCGAGCCCGGAGATGGCGATCGTGGCGAACAGCTGACGCCACGGGTAGACGGCCGCCGAGATGCCTTCCTGCGGGACGATCTGGATGGCGTCCCACTCGCCGTAGCTGCCTGCCTGGCCTTCGGCGTAGATCAGGGGCTCGACGATGTTGACACCGCCGGAGAGCTTGCGCACCGAGTTCTTCTCGGTGAGCCACCACAGGAGCACACGGCTCTTGAAGATGTTGTCGGTGAGGGTCTTGCGGTAGTTGTCGATCGTGGTCGACAGGAGGGAGTCGAAGTTTGGGTTACCCGCCATGGGGTGTTACGTCCTTTTGGAGCTATGTCCACCCGTGGGTGCGTTTCGCTGCTGCGAACGCTTCCTCGATGGTGGGAAATGAGTCGGAGTCGGGCTCCACGGCGTTCGCTGCTCCGTTCCCGGAATGGGTCGCTCCTGACGCCTGGGTCTTCGCGGCGACCCGGGCGGCCTCCTCGGCCCCCTGGTGCTCTTTCGCCGCGGCCATGCCTTGGCGGTAGCGGTCGAACGCGATTTCCTTGTAGACGTTCTCCAGGTCCATGCGTTGCTGTTGGAACGCCGCCTGGACGACCTCGGCCGGGTTGAAGTCCTCGCCGTATCGCTGTTGCAGAACCCCGACCGCTTGACGAAGCTGCTGGTCTGCCTGCTGTTGTTCGTACCGGGCCAGCCGCTGGTCCATCTCCCGGATGCGGACCTCGTTCGGATCGTTGGTCCAATCGGTGTCCTCGGGTTCGGACTGATCAGCTTGCTGATCAGCGAGGTACTGGGCTTGCAGAATCCGCAGGGTTTCCTGCGGGTTGTTCTCCAATGCCTGTTGCAGCGTGAGCCCGAACTGGGCTCGGCGTTGCTCCTCGGCCAGCTGCTGCGTCTTGCGGGTGTAGTCCGCTTGGCGCTGGTAGCCGCCGAGTGCTTCGGAAAGCGGCACCGACAGTTCTTCGCCGTCGACCTTGAGCCGGACGTGGTGGTCCGAGTATTCGGTCGGGTCGAAGTACGACGGTTCGGGGGGAGCCTCGGCAACGCTCTCCCCACCTTCAAAGGTGGGAGCTGCTTCGGCTGGGGCACCGGATTCGACCGGTGCGTCACTCACAGTGAATCCTCATTGGGTTGCTCACATGGAGAACGCCGTGTTGTCCCCACCCACCGCCGTAGGCGGTGATTACATCCCTGGCTGGATGTCCGGTGGTGGGTTGCCGGGGAAGCCGACCGAGGTGACGTTCGGCGGCGCTGGCGCCCCAGGCGGGGGACCCGCCTGTTGCTGCTGCGACATGAACTCTTGGACGACTTGGGCGACGAACGGGACCCGCTTCTCCGGTGGCATCTGCTGGAGGGCTTGCACCAGTTGCTGTTGGGCTTCGGGTGGCAGCTGCTGCATCAACATCTGCAGGCCCTGCAGCAGCTCCGGTGGCAGTTCCATCCCGGCGGCAGTGCCGCCGGGGGTTGGCGCCCCGACCGGGCCGCCGGGCGATGACGGCCCGGCCGGTGCGGGACCTGGCGGTCCACCAGGCACGGGCGATGCCTGTTCCATCCCAGGAGAGGGCGGTCCCCCAGGACCTTGTTCGGGCGGAGCGCCCTCACCCGGCGCCATCTCGGCGCCGGGAGGTGGACCCGCCTGAATGAACTGATCGGGGTCCTTGACCCCGAACCCCATCTGCAGCACATACTTGGCGAGTTCGGCTTCGTTGATGACACCGGCGGCAGCGAACGGCGCCATCGCGTCGACGAGCTGCATGGCGGACTGGCGGCGGAACGTCTCGTTCTGCGGCTGCGTCGATCCGGCTTCGACCTCGAAGTCGAACTGGCCTTCGATGTAGTCCTTGTCGTAGGTGATCCACACCGGCAGCGCCGAGGCCCCGACGACTCGCACGACCTGTTCGCCGGTCATGTACTGCTGCAACAGTTGGATGAGGCGTTCCCCGACCCGGGCCAGGAACCCTTCGATGCGGGCCATCTTGTCCTGAGCCCGGCTGTTGGCGGCGTCTTGGATCATGGCGGCTTCGGTGGCGGTGCGGCGAATACTGGGCTGCTGGCCGCGCATGTAGTCGGAGACACCGGACACCTTGTCCATGTCGTCTTCGATCATCTGCGACTGGTTGTAGAAGTCGGGTGGCACCCCGATGGACGGCATCGGGATGATGACCCGGTTGAGGTCCTGCCCGGCGTTGACGGGGACCATCGTGTTGTCCTCGTCGGATTCGAGGGCGTTGATGCCGGTGTCGTCGAAGGCGTCTTCCATGTACAGGTATTTGCGGCCGTTGCGCTTGCGGTGGTTGATCATCTGCGTGCGGGTCTCGTTGAGTTCGAGCTGCGCCGGTTCGATCTGTTCCAGTTCGCCGATCGGGTAGAACTCGTCGGGGACCTCGTAGTTGCGCAACATGAGGAACGGATGCCCGAACGAGTACGGCATCGCTTCGGGGTTTCGGAGGAACCCCTCGGTGGCGCCGTCCGCAAACACGCAATACGTCTTGCGTTTGATGTCGTAGAACTCGATGATGTCGACGAAGCCCTTGTCCTTCGCCCCTGGGCTGCCGGACTCGAACTGGGAGCGACTGTCCTCCCCGAACCGTGACGATGTGGTCGGCTGGGTCTTCTTCGCGACGGCCCGGTTGGTGTACCGCTTGTCGATCCGGACGTCGTTGACGGGGCGGCGGATGCGCTGGGCGATCCACGCCATGTCTTCGGTCGAGTGGCAGTCCGGGTCGACGAACATGTCTTCGACCGAGATCCGCTCGGCGAACGGCCGGTCGTCCTTGACGTGCAGCTCGGACTCGACGTTGCCTTCGTGCTCCTCGCGGTCATCCACACCCTCGTCGGACACCTCGTCCGATGGCGGGTCGGCGGAGCGCACCTTGGGTTCGGTCGTGAACTTGTAGCCGACTTTCATCCAGCCATGCCCGAAGATCAACCAGTCGTTGACACACAGCCGGAACTGCTGCTGGTACTTCTGGGTGCGCCAGATGTAGTTGGCGACCTCTTGGGTGAACATCGCCTGGGCCTCATGGGCGGGTGTCCTCGCCGACACCGTGAAGCGGGGGTTGGCGACGGCCACCGACGGTGCGATCACGTTGATGGTGGCGAAGATCATGTTGATGACGAGCTGGTCGCCTTCGCCGCCGGACTCCCAATGCTTGCCTTTGTACAGGTCACGCATCCGGACCCAGGTGTTGTCGTAGTCGTTGGTCCGCCACTTGCGGGAGCGGGACAGGTTCGAGACGTAGGACTGCAACAGGTCCAGGTTGCGGGGCGGGGCCATCAACTGACCCGTTCGGCGGCACCGGAACGGATGTTGTCCAGACCGACGTGGTCAGCGATGTAGCCCCGGGTGGTGGTGAGGTTCCAGTTGTGTCTTCCGTCGAGCGGGCCACGGAACGTGAAGCCGATGTCACGGATGTGGCATCGGAAGCATTCCCCATCCGCCCGAAGAGGGCGGATGGTTGACCCGCATGACGTGCATTGGCTCACACAGGAGGGCCGTATTGTCCCCGCGGCCTCCGCTGTCGCAGACTGCGGGGGAGCGTCAGCGACCTAGCTCGAACTGTCCCCCGCGGACTGCGGTGGCCCCGATTCGTTTGCGCTTGAGGCGCATCGGGGTGCCGCCGGGGCCGATGCGGAACCCGTCGCCGTACATCTGGGCTTCGACGAACCCCATCGTGCCCGGCCCGGGCGTCTGGTCGACCCGGTACTCGGGGAGCCAGGCGTGTTTCAGCATCTGCACGGCGATCGCCAAGGCCATCGTGCGGTCGTCGAACGGGGAGCCGTGCATCCGGCCGTTGCCTTCCCGGACGAACGTGCGTAGCTCGCCGAGCGTGTCGGCGTCGTGCAGTTCGACGCCACCGTCGCGGATCTCCCGGCCCAACTCGTCGATGGCGAGGGCTTTCGAGGCGAACGTGGTGCGCCAGCCCAACAGTTCCGTCTTCGGCTCGAAGCGTTGCAGATGCCGGTGCTGGCGGTAGATGTTCCGGTACCCAGCGTCTCTCAACGCTGAGAGTGTGGTGAGGCCATGGTTGTTGCTCTCCACGCCAACGAGGGCTGTGTTGTACCACAGCCCGAGTTGCGTGAGGATGTCTGACCCGAACAGGTCGGCGTCGACGTGGCCGTGGAACACGGCGACCACACGCTGGTTGGTGGCGTCGATCACCTGGGCGCAGGAGTAGTCGCCGTACTCCAAGCCTTCGGACACGTCGGCCCCGATGACGTACACCAGTTTCGGCTTCGGGAACTCCCACACAGCGAGGCTGCCGCCGTCGGGCACGAACTCGCGCGGCCTGTCTTCGGGTTTCCACACGTAGCCCCGAGCCTTCGGCTCCGTTGGGACAATGGAGCGGACGGCATCCACGTCGAAGACGGGGTTGCCCGACCGTAGAAATGCCTCGTCCGGGTCGGACGGGTATTCCTGGGCGAGCTGCCACGGCGGTAGCTCCGCCTTCTTCTCGTCGTACCAGGCCTGATCCCTGTCGCCCGCACTCCACGGGAAGAAGATCCCTTTGTAACGGTTGCCGCGTTGCTGGCTGTTCGTCCACAGGGTGTGGAGGAGGTTGCCTTCACCGTTGGCAGTACCAAGCATGATGATGCGTCCGCCGACATCGGCGATCGGTTCGATCGCCGCGTACGCCTCCTCCGAGTTGGGGAGGTACCCGATCTCGTCGACGACGACCAAGAAGACTGATTCCCCTCTTCCAGGATCGCTTGCCGAAGGCAAGGACTCCACGCCGGACTCGTTTGACCAGGACAGCTTTGCCTGCGTGTTCTCGGTGCGCATGGGGCCACGAAACTTCATCCACTCCGGCAGGAAGCGGTACCCGTACTTGGCCTTCTGCAGGAGCTTCGCCGATTCGCGCTCCGTCTTGCTGATCAGGACGACGGCACGGTCCGGGTAGAAGTACGTGAGCCAGAACGCGTAGGTGGCGATGAGCGTCGAGAAGCCAATTTGTCGTGCTTTGAGCACGACCGTGTACCTGTGGTTGAGCCATGTCTCCACCGTCTCCCTCTGGGCGTCGCGGCAGTCGAGCAGGATCTTGCCGCGCTCCGGATGCCGGATGCACCAGAAGTTCGACGTGAAGAACAAGAAGCCTTCCAGCAGCTCCTCCGGACCTGCTGACCAGGGAGGGGCGCAGCGCCGCCACTTCTTCTCCAGCAGCAGTTCATCGAAGGAGACGTCTGTGGTGGTTCCCACTAGATGGTCAGCCAGCCGTAGACACCGGGCTCCCACACATTGGCGGCAGCGGTGGACTCCCACGTCGAACCGTTGTGGGTGACTTGGTCGCCGACGTTGTAGGCGTCCGACGACCCGGTCGGCTGGACCCACGGTTGCGGACCGGATGGTGGTGGTGTGAGGTCCGTCCATCCTGCGCCTTGCGTCCCGGGTTCCCACACGTTCATGACGGTGAGGTCGTTGCGCCAGGTGGCTGCGGCGTGGTTGACGATGGTGCCAGGCAGGTAACCGTCGTGGGCGCCGGTCGGCTGCGCCCATGGCGGCGCGGTGGCCGGGTCCTGTGTCGACGAGTACGAGGTGAGGAGCCCGGCCATGATCGCGTCGGGGCTGCCGTAGATGGCTTGCATCTGGGCGTCGAGTTCGGCCTGCGTCCACGGCCGCACGGTCCACACCTCGGTCGGTTGGCCGTCGACCAATTCCAGCGAGTAGTCGGCAGTGTCGGTGGCAGTGTCCGGCGGGCGGTCGGTGTGGACGATGGGGAGCCAGCCGTGCGGCCCGATGATCTCGCCCTCCCACTCGGCCAGCGTCCAGTCGTGGTGGCGGAGATCCCACCAGCGGCCCTCGGCGGTGACGTCGGTGGGTTCGAGGAGGTCGGGCGGGTCCTGTGTGGAGACGATCTCGTCGTGGGCCGGGATGACGTTGCCTTCGAGGTCGACGGCGTCTTCGATGTGTAGTACACGTGCGTAGCTCATGGGCGACTCCTCATGAGATGGTTGACCATCTCGTTATCCCGCCGCCAGGACGACGACACCGCTGACGGCGTCGACGGACGCTCCGCCGCTGCCCCAGTTCTGAGCGCCCGCGACGGTCGGGATCTTCCATTGACCGCCGACTTGTACACGAGTGCTTGCCGTGCCCCCGGCGGCGTTGTTCAGGGTGACGAGCGTCGACCATGCCCCGCCGAGCGTGTCGGTGTCCGTGGAGATGGGAACGGCGTTGGACTCGATAGCACCCCACCCGAGCACGAGGTCGCCAGCGTTGACTGTGCCGGTGATCAGCGGACCCATGACGCCGGAGCCGGAAGTCATCCCAACGGGGGTGGAACGCGTCGTGTTCGTCGTGCCGGTGAACGACTCCGCATAGGCAGCGCGGGCAGCGACTGCCCCGGACAGGGTGACGGTGATCGTGCCGCCGGTGGCGATTGCCGTCGTGGCCTTGGTCGCCATGAGCGCTCCGGCGATCCCGGCGGCGGCGGTGACATTGCCAGCCCGCTGGTCGTGAACGGTGTAACTGTTGCCGCCAGAGTCGGCGGCGGTGAACGTCGGAGTGGTGTCTGACAAGTTGTCTGCCGCGACCCGCACAACGACGAGGTCACCGACGGCGATCGGGTTGGTTGTCGTGATGACAAGGGTGGAGCCCGAGACGGTGTCGACCGCTTGGCCGAGTGACAACTTGAACGCGATGCCGATCCACTTCGCCGCCAAGTACGCCTCCACCTGTTGGCGTTCGACGGTGGACAGCGCCTTGTCGTAGACGATGAACTCGTACATCTCGCCAGCGAACGGGTACTCAGTCGAGAACCAGGTTTCGTTGTTGTTCGGTGCGGCCGGTGACGTCGTCGCCCCGGCGGTGATCGGGATGTTGGCCCCGTCTCGATGGATGGTCCACGTCCCGGCGGTTCGCTGCGTCACGTAGACCACCGGAGCACCGGTCACAGACGGCGTGGCCGTGCTGACCCAAGCAACGTTGGACAGGCTCACGGCGATGTTCCCAACATCGTTCTTCGTCATCAGGCAGTAGCCAAACGCGGTGCCGTTCCTCCACGCGGTTCGATACTGGGCAGCACCACCGGTTTCCTTCAGTGCGACGATCAGCGTCATGTTGTCGACAGCGGTCGTCCAACAATTCGACTGGCCGCGCAGCCATCCGTTGGCGGTGCCGCCGAACACGACGGTCGGGTGCCCGTTCTGGGTGCCGTTCCTGGTCGGCTGCTCCGCCCCTGAGTGGTTCATGTGAGGACCGACGCCCGACTTGTCGCGCCACTGCGAGACGAGGGTGCCGGATGAGTATGTGAACGTGGAGGCGTCGTTGGCGTCGTACCAGCCGACGAGTCCGGTCGTCGGGATCGGTGCGGCCGGTGTGATCCACTTCGCGGCGAGGTAGCTCTCGACCTGTTGGCGTTCCGGGGTGGTGAGCACCCGGTTGTAGATGATGGCCTCGCCGAAAGCGCCGGTGACACTGGCGTTACCGGAGACGGTAAGGCTGGTCCCGATGGGTGTGGGCGGGTTGGTTGTGGATGTCAGGTCGGTGAGGGTGCCGTTGACGTAGAGCGACCATGTTCCGGCAGTTCTCTGGATCGTGGCGGTGTACATGGTGGCGGGAGTGGGTGTAGTCGACGTGAGCCACGCAGTGGCGCCAATGAGTATCCCGGCGACGGCGTTACCGGCGGATGAGACGGTGAACCCATATCCGTCGCCGGTGTCGCGCCCATTGTGGAACATCTGTGCGTAACCACCTGGGGCGGCCACCTTGCCAGCCATGAACATGGTGATGTTGTCGACGGCGGTGGTGGCCGGGGTGGCGGACATCATGTTCTGGTTCGTGGCTGCTGCGAAGGTGACGGTTGTACGACCGTTCTGGGTGCCGTTGCGACTCGGTTGGTTGCCGACGGTGGCCTGGTCGAAATGGTGGCCGCCCCCTGACTTGTCACGCCACTGCGACACGACGGTGCCCGACGAGTATGTGAACGTGGAGGCGTCATCGGCATCCCACCAGCCGACGAGCCCGGTCGTCGGGATCGGTCCCGCTGACGTGTTGATCTTGGCAGAGGCGATGGTGCCGAGGGCGGTGGGCATGACCTAAGCCAAATCGCCCGTCAAGATCCACGCCGTGGCGGTCATCTTGACGGCGGTCACCACCGAGCCAACGGCTCGGGCCACCGCCGACGGCGTCGGGTTCACATCCCAGGTGGCGCCGCCGCCGAGCGTGAACGTGGCCGGACCGCCGACACACACGAAGTCAACGCGCTCACCGAGCGCCGGACCGGCGCT